CCTGAAGGACACCAAACTGCTGACCGCCTCCTATTGGGGGAGCCAGAACAGCCGGGTGACGGTGACCAACGCCGCCTCGGTGAAGCCGGTGTCGCTGACCATGGTGAAGCAGCTGCTGGGCAACATTGCAGGGGACTTCATCAGAACGGAGATCACCGACACGATGACCGCCCCCTGTAAGAAGCTGCTGGCCATGGCCGCCCAGGGCAACTACACCGAGGGGAGTCTGGACAGCGTGATCGGCCAGATCAGCGCCGACCCGAAAATCCAGGCCACCCTGCGCAAGAAGCTGAAGGGGCGATGGGACAAGGACAAGGCCATGCTGATGAAGGTGGCCGGGCTGCCGGAGCAGGAGGCCAGCGATTGGGCCTACCTGGCCGCCGAAGTCATCAACTGGGAGTGGCTGACACAGGTGCTGCAGGCTGCCGGATGGACAGGCAGCCCCCAGGAGGCCATTGACATCATCCGGGCCGCTGTCATTGTGGAGGAAACCATCAAAGTGGGCATCGAGGCCGAAGCGCCGAGAGCATAGCGCAAGAAAGGAGGGGCGGCATGGCTGCTATCGCTACACAGCAAATCAGGAAGATCTACGCCATCGGCAACGCGCTGGGGATCGTGGAGCGCGGCAACGCCGAGGACAGCCTGCACGACCTGGTGTCCTCCATCACCGGGAAGGACTCGCTGAAGGCCCTGACCTATGCCGAGGCCCAGGCGGTGATCCGGGACCTGGAGAAGCGGCAAGGTGACGCCCCTCACCCCAGGCGCAGGCCCAAGGCGTACACTGAGCGCCCTGGCGGGGCCACAGAGGGCCAGCAGCGCAAGGTGTGGGCATTGATGTATGAACTGCAGCGGCGCGACACAGCGCCCTCCACGGCCTCCCTGGGGGAGCGCCTGTGCGGGATCATCAAAAAGGAACTGAAGGTTGACGCTATTCCTGCCCAGCCCTTTGCCTGGCTGGAGTTCCAGACCTGCAACAAGCTGATTGAGGTATTGAAGAAGTATGTGGCCAACGTGAAAGGGCCACCTCCGGGAGGTGATCCAGAGTGAGCGCACAGGAGGAAATCCGGCTGGAGGATTTGAGCGAGGGCCAGCAGGAGGTGGCCGCTCTGATCGGCCCGGAGAACTTCAGAAAGCTGATGGAGGTCTATGGCGGGGCCTATCTCTACATCCCCAAGACCGACAGGTTGGAGCGCATGGAGCGCAACGAGCGCATCCGGGCAGAGTTCGACGGGTACAACTTCCGGGAATTGGCCAGGAAATATGATTTGACAGAGATCACAATTCGGAGTATCGTATCAGACAAGGTGCGGGAACTTCGCGCCCGGCCCATGGACGGCCAGCTGTCCCTGTTGTAAAGCAAAAAACTTAAACGCTTTGCGTTGCTGATTTTACGGTTTAGACGGTATGATTGGTGTAAATCAATCGTACCGTCTATTTTTGCGCATGGGGGAGTTTGCTATGAACAACGCTGCAATGACATTTGACGCCGGGACCTGGTGGCTGATCGGCCTGCTGGTCACCGCTCTGATTGGGGCCGTGGTGTTCCTGGTCAAGCGGGCGCTGTTCTCCCGTGTGGATGAACTGGCCAAGGAGGTCAGGGAAATCCGGGACGGCACCACGAAAAAGGGCGAGTATGAAAAGGACCAGGAGAAACTGGTCCGGGACATCGAGCAGATCAAAAAGGATTACACGCCCAGGAGCGTCCATGAGCGGGCCTATGACGAGGTCCGGGGTGACATCAAGAAGATCACCGAGAACTACCTCACCAAGGAGGACTTCTTCCGGGAGCAGGCCAAGACCGAGCGGAAGCTGGACATGATCCTGGATATTTTGATGAAAAAGGGAGGCACCGACACATGACCAGCAACGAGAAGCAGCGGCTGAAGGCGGGGAACTTTGTCCGCAACAATGGCCGGGTGCTGCGGACCATCAATATCCTGCGGCACAAGTACAACAAGCTGTCCGGCATCCAGAATGTGCTGGAGGATGACGGTATCAGCCAGGATGAGTTCCTGGACGCCGTGAACTTCCTGGCGCTGGAGGGATACATCGACCTGCGGGACGTGGCGACGAAAGGCCCCGCCAGCCTGGCCGACAATCACTTTGAAACGCTGGAGGCCCGGCTGACGGGCAAGGGCATCCGCCTCCTGGCCGGTGGCATCGACGATAAGATGATCGAGGTGTAGGCATGGGGAGAAGATCGAACAGAAAGCACAGCAAGATCGACGGGCTGGCCCCGGAACTGAAAGCAACGGTTGAGCAGATGCTGCTGTCCGATGCCACCTATGCCGAGATCGTAGATTTTCTGGAGGATAACGGAGTTAGCATCTCCATCGCCAGCGTCTGCCGGTATGCGCAGGACTACGACGCCAACATCCAGGCCCTGGCCATCGCCCAGGAGAACTTCCGGGCCATGATGGGGGAACTGGAGCGTTACCCCGACCTGGATACCACCGAAGCCATCATCCGGCTGACCAGCCAGAATATGTTCAACGCCCTGGTCAATACCACCGAGGAGGACTGGAAGGGCATCAAGGTTGACAAGATGATGAAGGAGGCCACCGGCCTGATCCGGGCGGCAGCCTACAAGAAGCGCGTGGAGGTACAGAACCAGGACACCACGGAGGCCGGACTGGACGCCGTGCGCACCCTGGTGTTCCAGGCCATGGCCAAGGAGCGGCCTGACCTTTACGCAGAGGTGACAAAATTCCTGGCCGCCAAAAAGGCCGAGGGCTTGGAGTAGAGGTGAGGCTTATGTGGTATGTACTGCAGGTATCGACAGGCAAGGAGATGGCGGTGACCAGCACCCTGAGCAACAATCGGGTGCTGGCTTATACGCCCAGGGAGAACCGCCTGATCCGCAAGGGCGGCGGCTGGAGCCAGAAGGAGTATATCCTGTTTCCGGGGTATGTGTTCCTGAATCTGGACTACACCGCCGAGAACTATTACATGGTGAAGGCCATCCCCGGTGTGCTTCGGTTCCTCGGCCCGGACGGCCTGCACCCGTCCACGCTGACCTATCTGGAGGCCGAGTGGATCAAGCTGCTGGCTGGCGAGGGGAAGCCTCTGGAGCCTACCACGGCCCAGCTGACGCCGGAGGGCGAGGTCAAACTTGGCACCGGCATCCTCCAGCACTTCCCCAGCCGGATCAAGAAGATCGACAAGCACAGCCGCCGCGCCACCGTGGAGTTGAGCGTGTGCGGGGAGAAGCGGATCATCCCATTATCGTTTAACCTTTTAAGCGAATAACAGGAACTTGTAAATGGTCGGAGGTTGATGCGTCCCTCCCCCCGTGAGCGAGGGACACATTGAGCGAAAAACCGGGCTGAAGATTGGGGGCCTGGGTGGCGAAGCGCACCCGCCGGCCCCTGAAAATCAACCCGGCTTTTACCGTCCCTCTGAAATACCGTTTAAGACGCCCACAGCCCCCTTTAAAAACCCCGCAAGGGCCTGGGTGGGGTAAACGGGCCTGTGAGAAATAACGCGCTTGTGCGGCCCCTGTGGGCCGTTTTTTGTGGGGCGCGGGAAAGGAGGACGCCATGAGGCGAAAGAAAACCGCCGCAGCGGCTGCCCTGCTGGGGGCAATCGCGGAAGCGGAGGCTAAAACCACCGCCCAGGGCGAGGAAGATTTAAACGCCTTAAAAGACCTCTTAAAACAGTTTTTACAAAAGGACGCCTCGCCGGAGCGGGCCGCGCTGAAGCGTGAGTATGACCTGGACTGTCCCCTGACCGGCCCCGGTGGACTCCGGCGCAAGCTGGGGGCCATTGATATGGAGTTCTTCGGGCGGGCCTACTTCCCCCATTACTTCAGCCGCCCCTCCCCTGAGTTTCACCGGGAACTGGATAATATCTGGCAGCAGGGTGTTCTGAAGGACCGCGCCCCGCTCACCCCGGCAGCTGCCAAGGCAATCAACCGGCTTCCCGGTGTACGGCGGGTGGTGGCTGCGCCCCGTGGCCACGCCAAGAGCACCAACCTGACGTTCAAAGGCACCATGCACTCGGCCTTGTATGAGTACAAGCACTATCCCATCATCATTTCGGACAGCAGCGACCAGGCCGAGGGCTTCCTGGATAATATCCGGGTGGAGTTCGAGGAGAACGGCGCGTTCCGGGCGGACTTCGGGGACCTGGCCGGTCCCGTGTGGCGGGCCAACGTCCTGGTGACCAAGAGCAACATCAAGATTGAGGCCATCGGCAGCGGTAAAAAAATCCGTGGCCGGAAGCACCGCAACTGGCGGCCCGACCTGATCATCCTGGACGATGTGGAGAACGATGAGAACGTGCGCACCCCGGAGCAGCGGGCCAAGCTGGACAGCTGGTTTAAAAAGGCGGTGTCCAAGGCCGGGGACGATTACACCGATATCGTGTATATCGGCACCCTGCTCCATTATGACAGCCTGCTGGCCAATACGCTGAAGAACCCCTCCTATCAGGCCATCAAATACCGGGCGGTGATCTCCTTCTCCACTGCGGATGACCTGTGGCAGCAGTGGGAGAGCATTTACACCGACCTGGACAACGATGACCGGGAGCGGGCCGCGCTGGCGTTCTTCGAGGAACACCGGGCGGCCATGCTGGAAGGGACCAAGGTGTTGTGGGAGGAGAAAAATTCTTACTACGCCCTGATGGTGTCCCGTGTGACAGACGGCGAGGCGGCATTCAACAGCGAACTGCAGAACGAGCCGATCAACCCGGATGATTGCATTTTCATTCAGGAGTGGTTCGACTTCTACAACGAGGCCGAGGTCAACTTCCGGGAGCAGGCGTATCAATTCTTCGGCTTCGTGGACCCCTCCCTGGGCAAGAGCAAAAAAAGCGACTTCTCCGCAATCATCACCCTGGCCAAGCACAGGGCCAGCGGGTATATGTATGTGTTGGACGCCGATATTGAACGCCGCCACCCGGACAGGATCATAAGCGACGTGCTGGCAAAAGAGCGGTGGCTCCGGGCCACCTATGGGCGCGGCTATAAGAAGCTGGGCGCGGAGGTGAACCAGTTCCAGTGGTTCCTGAAGGAGGAACTGGCCAAGGCCAGCGCACGGGCCGGGCTGTATCTGCCCATCGAGGAGGTGCAGCAGACCAGCGACAAGGTGCTGCGCATCCAGACGCTGCAGCCGGACATCAAAAACAAGTATATCAAATTCAATCCCCGGCACAAGCGGCTGCTGGAGCAGCTGTATCACTTCCCCATGGGGGCGCACGATGACGGCCCGGATGCCCTGGAAGGGGCGCGGACCATCGCCAAGAAAACAAAGCGGTTCCGCATCCTGGACCGCAGGGATTTAGGATTATAGGAGGTGGACTGATTGCCGGTCTTGTATATGGAACGGTCCTCGCTGGAGGGCCTGACGGAAGCGGACATCAAGAAGATCATCAACGAAAACGAGGACAGCACCAAATACCAGCACCTGGAGGGCTACTATCGGGGAGACCACGACATCCTCCGGGTGGTCAAAAGGGACAGCACCGCCCCCAATAACAAAATCGTCAACAACATGGCCAAGTATATCACCGACACCGCCGTGGGCTATTTCATCGGCAAGCCAGTGATTTACTCCAGCCAGGATGACGCTTTCCTGGCCGCCCTGCAGGACATCTTCGACTATAACGATGAGCAGGACGAAAACACGGAGGTGGCAAAGACCTGCAGCATCGACGGGGACTGCTTCGAGATGCTTTATATGGATGAGGACGCCCAGGTGCGATTCGTGAAGGTGGCCCCTGGCAACTGCATCATGATCTATGAGACCGGCTACACCACCCCCATGGCGGCCCTGCGGTTCATCTACTCCAGGGACAAGGACGATCACCCCATTAAGAAGGTGGAGTTCTGGACGGCCACCGACTGCTGGTATTTCGTCAGCTTTAACGGCGGCCCCCTGGACCTGGTGGATATTCGCCCCCACTATTGGGGCGATGTGCCGTTTATTGAGTACATCAACAACGAGGAGCGCCTGGGCGACTTCGAGGGAGTTGTCAGCATCATCGACGCCTACAACCGGGCGCAGAGCAACACAGCAAACTTTTTCCAGTACAACGATGAAGCCATCCTGAAGGTACTGAAGATGGGAGCGGTGACTTCCCAGGATATTGCCGAAATGAAGGAAAAGGGTGCCATTATCCTGGAGGACGGCGGCGACATCCAGTGGCTGATCAAGGAGGTGGCCGACACCCCGCTGGAGAACTATAAGAAGCGGCTCCGGGAGGATATGCACCTGTTTTCCAGCGTCCCCAACCTGAACGATGAAAACTTCGGCGGGAACCTGTCCGGGGTGGCGGTGTCCTATAAGCTGTGGGGCCTGGAGCAGATATGCTCCATCAAGGAGCGCAAATTCAAGCGGGCGCTGCAGCGGCGCATTGAGTTGATCACCAACATCCTGAACATCCAGGGCGGCCACTATGACTACCGGGATATTGATATTCAGTTCCGGCGCAACAAGCCGCAGAACGTGCTGGAGATCGCGCAGATCATCACCATGCTGGCCAGCGACCTGTCGCGGGAGAGCCGCCTGAAGATGCTGCCCACCGTTGACAATGTGCAGGACGAACTGGAGAAGCTGCGGGAGGAGCGCCGGGAGGATATGGGCGGCTTCGGCGGTTATGACGCCCTGGCCCACGCCCTGCAGGAGGCTCAGACGGCGGCGCAGCAGGAGCCGAGCCAGCCCCCGGTCCAGCAGCCCCAGGGTGAAAGTGGGGTGGCCACATGAGTTACCGGCAGCGCAGCGAGTGGATCGAGGACGCCAAGATGCGGGTGCTTCAGAACACCAGGCGGACCGATGAAGCGGCGCGGGAATTGATTTTCCTCTATGATGAGGCGGCCTACAACGTGGAGAAAGAGATCAACGCCCTGTTTGCCCGCTTCGCCAGGGACAACGCCCTGACCGATGCCCAGGCGTCCCAGCTGCTCTCCGGGCGTGAGTACAGCACCTGGCGTAAATCCATAGAGAAGTACATGGCCGAGGCGTCCGGGGCCGCCAAGGACAGCAAGGCCATGCTGGAATTGAACACCCTGGCCATGAAAAGCCGGATCAGTCAAAAGGAACGGCTGCTGGCGAATATCTATCAGAGCATGATCGACCTGGCCGGGGACAGCAATGCCAGACTGGAAACGCTCCTGGGCGATATGCTGAAGGTGAACTACTATGAAAGCTGCTTTGCTATCCAGCGGGGTATTGGTATGGGCTTCAACGTGGCCCGGCTGGATGAAAAGCTGATCCGGCAGGTGCTGGCCCATCCGTGGAGCGAGAAGCACTTCTCCGAGGCCGTGTGGGGAGCCTGCGACCACCTGGCGGCGCTGGCCAAGCGCGAGATTACCCTGGGCTTCATCCAGGGCAGCAGCGTCCAAAAGATGGCCAAGGCCATCGACGATGTAATGGACAAGGGCCGCTACAGCGCCGAGCGCCTGGTGCGGACAGAATGTAAGTACTTCGCCAACCAGGGGGAACTGATGGGCTATAAGGAGAACGGCATCAAGCGATACCGCTTCATCGGCGGCACCGAGGGCGGCGGCAGCTGCACCTGCGCCGAATTGAACGGCCAGGTGTTCAACGTGGAGGATGCGGTGGCGGGCATTAACTATCCCCCCATCCACCCCAACTGCCTGTGTATCGTGGTGGCCGATTTTGACAAGGGGATGTTCAATCGCAAGATCGACACCACCCCGCTGGCCGAAAATATCAAATTTCAGGAGTGGCGGCGCAAATACGCCACATGACCCGGATAATTTAAACGCCTTTCAAAGGGCGTTTTTATTATGAAAAAATCACTGACAGGAGGACATAAAAATGGCTGACGAAATCAC